TCAATATTGACTTGAAGGACAGGTTCGCCAAGCTGCCTCTTACAATATGTGATAAGACTAGCTCTACTATTTGGAGATGCCATTAGCCACAAAAAACCCTTCTTACATATTTAGTAAGAAGGGATCTGGGATTATTCTACAACTTCTGTAGGTACTTCTTCTGCTTCTGGTTCTGCTTCTGGTTCTAGAAGAGTTAGAGTTTCTAGACCGCCTTGTAGTTTCAGTCTATATTCTTTTGCTTTAGCAATATTTTCTTCAAGTTCGGCAATTTGCTTATCAGTCGTAGCAAGTTGCTCTTCAAAGTTTTTCTTGAGTGTTGCGGTGTCCATAGTAATCACGGGTAATGGTGTGTATTGTTATTTAGTATGATAAAATCTCCCCCAGTTTGTTTTGTATACAGGATTTTATCTTTACATTAAAAGCTATTGATATTCTTTCTTCTCTTGAATTGTTAACTTCAACATCATGCTCTAACCAACTTGGAAATATTAGAAGCATATTTTCTTCTGGTTCATACCAATGGTAAGTATTACCATCATTATAGTATACCATATCTGGAGCTGTATTAATATGTGATCTAGGATCAAACAACCTTATACGACCAGAATTTTTTGGAACCTTTACGTAAAATACACCACTTAAAAATGTTTGAGCATGTGGATTATGATTGTGTCTTTCATTCCAACTTCCTGGTTGATTAATATTAACCCAGGTAAAAAATTTATATTCTTTAATTGGTTTGTCATCTCTTTGTGGAATACTATGTGATATTTCTTTTATTAAATTATCATCATTAAATCCGTGACCTTGGTATCCCCCTCTGTTAGAATATTGAACAGATAAATTTTTTTCTTGAAACAATCTACATCTGATCTCAAGATCCTTTACATCTAGATTACATTTTTTTACTATAATATTTGTTGAAAATAAAGGTTCAATCATTGTAATTTCGTTAATAAATCAAAACATTCTTGGTCATTGTCGTAAGCGTAGTTGGAATACAATCCTCGTTTTCTAACAAAATGAAGAAATAGTTGGGTATACTTTTCGTCACTTCTACAATTTAATGGGGATCTCCAATGATATAAATCATTTCCCATGTATGCTACACCAGATCCAATTGGCGTTACTATACTTCTAGTTTTTCCACTAAAATCTGTAATTTTTAATGGCCAATCAACAGAGGACTGGATGTTCATAGATACTGAGATTTCGCATGTCTCTTTATCTTTATGTCTTACCATATAAGACTTATTGAAATATGTAGTTTGAAACCAATATGTTGGTAAAAGATCTTCTCCTAAAATATGTTCTAACATAGGTTGAATTCTTTTCATAATAAAAACGCATGAAGATGGAGCATATTTCATAATAACTGTTCCTCTCTCTGAATTAAATTCAGGAGTTTGGTCTTCTATAATTGGTTTATTTTTTTCTACTATTGTATTTGCTTCTCCTATTGTTATAATATTTGGAATATAATGCCAACCTAAATGTCTAAACATTGCTATAAGGGAACTGATAAATGTAATGAATCTTTTAAATTTGTATTATTGGTGTAAAAATAATTAATTCCTTTCTCAGTAATTAAATCAAAAGCGAGAGTATATCTAGTATCTTCATTTAATTCTTCAACTGCGTGTGGCAAGCTTGATGGAAATAATGTCATTCTTCCCTTCTCGTTTTTTATTTGAATCCATCCAATATATGGAATATCAAAATCCGTAGTTGTATTATTTTGAGTTAAGCATATATTACCACTAAGGAATGAATTTTCATGTATAGCATGAATATGTCTAGATAATTTCATTCCTCTTTTCTGTGGATATATCCATCCACGTATCCAGATATTTTTTTCGGATTTGACGTTGAGTTTAGAACAAAAATTTAAATATGAAATTTTTATTTTTTCTTTTAATAGATTGATGGAGTCGTCATAATCCCAAGAAAACACATTATAATGTTCCCATTTATCATTTTCATATACTGACTCATTATTAATAGCAATACGCAACAAATTATCAATTAATGACTCATTTAGATTATCAATCCAGATACTAACGTTAAATATAGGAGCAAAATAATTATTTTGTATATTTGACTTCCAATTATAAACTTCACCCATTTATTCGTTTTCCATACAAAGGATTGATACTTTCGATTTGTTTTTTTAGATCTTCAGAAAATGGACATTTATCTTGACATATCCTACAAATATTATCTGGATTATTAAACATTTCTTTTGTATCTATAAAATTAGCACAATTTTGCCAATCAACTAATTCAAAATCCATCTTACATTTTTGTGGACAAGAGTATTCACATGGAGCATCACAATTTATACAATTTTCATATCTGGGAGAATCTTCTATAATTGTATAATCAGAAAATTCAGCATTTGATAAAATCAATTCTATCTTATAGTTAAGTCCAAATTTAGGATGAAAAGCCAGAGATGGTTTTGAAATTTTAGCTGATCCAGATCTAACAGCAAACTGTTTTCTATTCAATACATAGTCATCATAACCAAAATTCAATCCATCTTCGTAATATCTTATATTAAGATAAGTCAATATTTGTGGTAAAAAATTATTTTTAAAAAAATAATCAGCAGCAACAGTACTAAAAATATTCCAAACAATTATAGATTTACATTGATCCGTAAATTTAAAAATATTGTTGTAAGATCTTGGCATGTCTCCATTATAATAATCTTGAGTTCTTTGTCTAGCAAGATTATTCGATGGTTTTGTGACTTTAACATCGTACATCATTGGGTATTCTCTTGTTACAAAATCTATCGCTATTTTTATATCTTCTGTAGTTATCTTCACAGCTTTATCCAATGTGATTTCATATCATTTGCGATGTCCTCTTGATATACTATTTCTGTAATAATATCAAACGCAATAGTAACTCTAATTTCGCCGTTAAATTTTTCCGTATAATGTTCAACCCAATTTGGAAATAAAGTAATTTTATTTCTTTCATTTTCAGATGGGTATGTTTTTTTATTGAATGGATTTACATAATGAGTTCTTGTATCATAATCATCTAAACAAATATGCCCCCCAATATAACAATATTCAGAAGTCCAATGTTGATGAGGTTTTAAATATTCTCCTTGTCTCAATACATTTGCCCAGCATTGAGCGTATATTTCTGTTTCAATTTTATTTTTTGTTATAATAATAAATTCATCGTGACATTTTTTTATTTTTTCTTTAAGTGCTTTACACTTATCCCATTCTAATAAGTTATAGTGATTTGATCTGGACGTTAGACTATCTTCACCGAGTCCAGTATTCCAATCATGAACGTATGGATATTTTAGTATTATTTCTTTTTCTTTTTCTAGGATAATATTTTTGATGCCATCAAGATCATCAATCGTATTTTCGTAGATAGAAAAATTCCATTCTGGAGCGAAAATAGTTTTTGGATTGTTACTTTCAAATTGAATAATTCTCATTTTTTAAATTCCAATACATAAAAATTGACTTATAGAATATCTACCATTCTCTTGATAATCTTCTAAGTTCATACAAACTTTTGTTACTTCATGATATAGACAAGATGGAAAAACTACCACTCGATTATTTAGACACTCTACAGATAACGAATTTTCAAAAATTAAATCTCCTCCCGAAAACGATTTTGGTTCATTAAAAATCCAAGATATTACCGTTATAACAGCTGAATCGTTATGCTCTTTGTAACTATCTCCATCTCCGTAATAGTGGATTTTAGTTGTGTCAGAATTTGATAAACTGATGTATCTAAAAAAATTATGCTGACTCTCTAAAATATTTCTAACTTCTTTTGAAAATATTTTTCTGTTTATAGATAAAATATCCGATATTGATCGATCAGAATAACAAGTATCTAAGTACAGACCTTTATTATTTTTTATTGGAATTCCATTAACATATGATGTTCCAGGACCATTTGATTCTTCTGGACTTTTAAATTTTGTTTTAAGAAAATTTATCTCTCTGAAAATAGAAAGCAATTCATCGGAAGAATAAAAATCATCAATTATTGCCACTGGCAAATCATTTATTTTTTTGGTGGCAATATTCAACATAGTCAATTTCTCTAGTATTTTTCCATTGTATCACAAATGCTTTATCAAACCAAAATTTTCTTTTCTGTAATAAAAATTTTGGATTACCATCAATTTCAACCCATTCTTTATAGTATAAAAACATTGTTCCTGTAGTTAAACAAACCACAGAAACTAAATCATCAACAGCAGAAACAAAATCATTCTCTATAAATTTTGTATCCTCAACATCAGTTATGATATTAAATTCTTCTTTTAAAATATTTTGTATCCAAGAAATAAAATTGTCATCAATAATTTGATTTTCTGGGCAAATTATATTTTCAAATTTATAGTAATCTCTGGGATTTAATAATTTTGCCATCTTAAAAATAATTAAAATTAATATTTGCCCTAAAGTGATTATCTGTACAATTTGTACTGTGATGAATAACTTGTGGATCAAAAACTAAAAGTCTATTTTCTATAGATTCAATTTTATGTTCATCATTGATAACAGTAAAACCATCATTTGTGTTCAAATAAAATATGGCTGCCGTATGGTCAAATTCATAATCAACATGATTTTTATGATGAACTAAATTTTCAGTTCTTGGATATAAATTTGCTTTTATTCTAACCAATGATTTACAATCTAGAATGAATACAATTGGTTCTATAACTGAAAACCATTCGCTTGTTCTAGCATTGTTGTTAAAAAATAGATGTGTAAAATAGCAATTTTCCTCTACGCCATTCCCACTCAAATTTTCAGTGTAATACCAAGGCATTGCGTTTGGACCTATGGTTTTACTTTGGATAGTTTTGAATACTTCTTTTTCTAAAAAATTATCATAAATTTCAAACATTTTTATTAAACTCCTTATTCACTGGTGATTCTGGATTGTTTCCATACCATAAAGATAATGTATATCTATCTCCTTTTAAAACATTCTCAACACAGTGCCTATTACTTGTTCCATCAAAGTAAACTGTTCTGCCACTTAATGGTTGAACATTCACACCACTTATAACAGTTTGTCCACCTATGTAATCATCATTTAAATATGTTATAGAAGCTGCCTGTGTTGATTTTCTGGATACATCATAATGATAGCATTTGGAAGATCCTTGTGGATATTTAACTATCTCTGCGTTTTCTATGTATTTAAATTTTTTGTCGTGTGAAACGAGATCTTGAACTTCTTTTACTAAAGCAAATATTTTTGAATAGATCTTTTCATTTTTTTCTGTATTTAATCCATATTTTGTCATACTAAGAACTCTTGTCTCATCCCAGACAAAAGTATCGATAAAATTATCTCTAAACAATTCAATAATTTCATCAATAAAATTTTTGTTTATATGTATTTGTGATACGTATATCATTTGAACGGATCTCCAACACTCCACATAACCAATGAATATCTAGTTCCCCTAGTCACTGGTCTTACTCTGTGATATACAAATGATGGAAAAACTACAATAGATCCTTTGGACCTAATTTCGTTACATAATTTTGTAATTCCTTGTCCAAAATCAAACTCAAATTCTCCACCTTCATACTCGTTACCATCATTTAAACTTAAAGTCACAGAGAGCTTTCTATATTTTCCTTTTTTTGGACCATCTTCATATACATTTTCGTTTTGATCTGGATGCCAACCGTAGTATTGACCTTCTTTGTATATTGTAAACTGCATTGGTTCTGACCAATCCCACTGAAAATTCCAACCAGCGCATTCGTTGGCAGTTATAACGTATGACTGAAGAAGACCATACAACCAATTTTCTTCTAACCACGATATATTAGAATTTCTTTTGTCTAATATTCTTTGAATATTATTATCACCGCTAATTAATCCCAATTCTGAAATCTGAGATTTTCCTAAATCAATTATTTTATCACATATTTCTGGATTAATAGCTGACTCAAAGTACCAATAATAATCTTTTAGTATCATAATTACAAAGTATTGAACGAATCGTAGTCAAAGTCTGGGATAAAATATGTATACCAACCAGTAACAATATATTTAGTTTCTGTTTGAGATGGTATTCCTCTATGCAAGTAAGTCCAATCAACTGGCCATATCAAAGTTAAACCTTTCTCTGGTTTTATTTTTAAATTTTGATGATACCACTCAGTTTCTCCAGCATCGTTTACATCATTTAGGTATGTCATCCATACTAAATGTCGCATAGGAATTAAATCTGCGAAACTAGTCCTTTCAGAATGAAAATTTTTAAATCCTTGACCAGGAAGATATCTTTGTAAATTGAAATTTGTATTCAATCCCCAAACGGAGTGATTGTTAGAGCAATGTGGAAATTTTTTAATATATAAATCACAAACTAACGATAAATTATCCAAATAATTTTGTACTCTAATATCTGGATTTTTTGGATTTACTATTACATCTGTAGAATCTTTTTTGGATTTATCAACATAATTATATCCAAGTACTCCTTCTTTTTTATCTGGAGACTCTTCAAAAAAAGAAACCACACCATCACAAATTTTCTCATCTATAAACCACCCAGATATAAAACAATTTACACAATCAAGTTTAAGTTCTTTCATTTGATTTTAATATTAAATGATAAAGATATTTTTTCATCTCCGATCTGAGAACCAGTGCCATGAATGAAATCACTTTGAAATAATAATAAAGTTCCTGGAATACAAGAGTATTCACAATATTGATAGTTGTTTATATTCCAAACATCTGGATCTGGGAACATAGTTGGCATATTAAAAAATTTAATTTTATTTTCTGGATTTGATGATACATAAAAAACTCCAGATATAAAACTACCATTGTGATTGTGTGGAAATATATAATCGCCATTTCCACTAACATTGGTCCACATTTTATCGATGTAAATTTCCCTATTCAAAAATCCAAGATCATTCAAATAAGAATAACACTCCTCTATAATTATTTTTGATAATGTATTAAAAATATTTTTCTTATGTAAAGCATCAAATACTTTATGAGAAGAATTTACTTTTTTTAAATCTGTTTTTTGAAACTTATCAACGCATATATTATTCAAAATGAAATTACGATAAACATGTAAATTTTCAATTTGTATATTGTTTTTATAGTATATTGTTTTTGGAAACCAATAATGTATCATAATGTATAGTCATATTATAAATCATTCTTCAATCCACTTCTTACTATCTGGATCAAACACATATGTGACTTGAACTTTTTTATAAGCTATAGTATTTTTCCAAGTTTTGTCTGTTGAATCCCATTCCCAATTTTCTGGAATGAATGTGGATCTATATTCTACGTAATTTGTTTCATCGTCTGGTGAGTCGTTTGGTGTTTCTTGATTTTCAATAAACGGATCAAACCAATCACAAGTGTTTTCGTTTAAGACAACTCTGTCATTATGTTTTGGTGCAATAAATGCGTCTCTAATATAATCATATGTACCATTTTTAAAAGCATAATTTTTACGGAAAGCTGCTTCTAAAGTGGTGATATTTATACCAACCTTAGAATTATATGAAGTTTGCTTCCAATCACAATTTTGATTTGGGAATAATTTTTTTAAAAACTCAACTCCCTTGTTTTCGTCTTCTGTCCCGTCTTCATTAAGAAGAACTGAATTGTCAACTACAAGAATATCAACAACAAATCCGTTTTCGTCTATTTTTGCAAAGTGTGCCATCTTAATAATCCTTATTGATATTTGTATTTAATTATAACAACACCAGATCCACCATTTCCGCCAGCTGGTTCTGGATAATCTCGTGGATCTTGGTCACAAGCACCACCTCCGCCACCGCCTAATCCATTAACACCTGGATTTCCAGAAGCAGTAGCAGATAAACAACCCGATCCACCACCACCACTTTGAGCATTATTATTAAATGTTCCACCAGGATAGTTGGCTCCACCACCACCACCAGCATAAGTAACTGATACTCCAGTTATATCATCGGATTTACCAATTCCACCAGGAGCAGGTGGTGAACTATTAGATCCACCATTAGTGCCAGGACCACCAGCACCACCTCCACCACCGCCAGACGCTGATTGAGTTGGACCTCCCCTACCGCCAGGATTACCCTGCCCAGATGTTCCAGAACCACCATTGTTAGAGTGTCCAGCACCATCAGTTCCATTTCCACCACCAGATCCTCCATTAGATCCAGTAGAATCTTGGCGGCCGCCACCACCGCCACCAAATGCTCTGGTGCTGGTATCGTTGCCAAATTGACTATCTCCACCAGAAGATCCAGGAGTAGATCCTACACCCCCACTTCCGCCTCCACCAACACCAATTGGATATGAACCAGTATTAACAGCATAATTATATCCACCAGACTGAAGCATACCTCCAGCACCTCCGCCACCACCAGAACCAAAGTTACCATCTCCTGGAAATCCTGGTCCCTGTGATCCAAAACCACCACCGCCGCCGCCACCGCCAACAATTAAATACGAAATTTTATTACCAAAAGTTGCTGCTGGATCTCCAATAGCAGTGATAGTTAATGAACTTGAGGAGTTGAATGTATGAATTCTGAAGTCTCCAAAATTAGTAACATTTCCACCAGTAGCCGTTATAAATCCAGCGGTAGAACCAACAGCAGACTTCCACTGAGTTCCATTCCAAACTTCTACTGCATTTGTGGTGGTGTTGTAAATCATTGTTCCTGTAGTAGGACTCAATGAGTTTCTGGCACTAGTTGTATATTGAGGAAGATTTATAGCTCCAGTTGCTGTTAAATTTCCTACGTTTAATGTTGACATAATTAGTTCTTTTTAGTTTAGAATTGTGGATTTAAAGCTGCCCACCCAGTTACACCAGTTGTTCCCTGTAAAAAACAATATATTTTTCCATCAGTTGGATTAAAAACTAATCCACCTAATCTGGTAGTTTGTGGCATGGCAGCAGGAGTGGCATGAAGTGATAGTTGTATTCTCTCACTAATATTTGCAGTGCCAACTGTCAATTGTCCTCTAGACATAATTACACTTGTTATGTGTAATCTTATTTATACAATTGTCCAGGTTCCTCCAGATTGAATTGTTATTGTATATCCACTGGATATTGTTAATGGACCTGTTGATGCAACATTATCAGATGCTGTTATTGTAATATTTTCAGATATAGAATTTCTGTTTCTTCGCATCAATCCATATGTATCTAACCATTGGCGATCATTATTTACAAACAATGATCCAGTCATACCAATTGTTCCACCAATATCCAATTTATAAGATGGGTTTGTTGATATTCCAACTCCTACATTTGAATTTCTGTAAATATCTGTGTTGTTTGGAGCATTAGTCCATCGTGAGGTTACGAATGGCAGATTATTCTGATAAACAGTTCCATCAATATTGATGTTACCACTTACATTCAACTTGTAAACAACAGTTGATCCAGTAGCATTACTCGTAAATGTTGTTGTTCCAATACCAACAAGACTACTTGCTCCAGAAATAGCAATCGCTGGTGTAGTACTCCAAGCAGTTCCACCATTAGTAGTAGATGGTGTAATCTCAAATATATCATTAGCATTTAGTTGGTTACCAATTCTAAAGTTTCTAAACCCAGAAGAACCAAGGAATAATAGTGGTGCTCCAGAGTTTCCAGTAGCATCACCAATTTCTATAGATGTGGAGAATCTACCTTTACCAGAGACATCAAGATTATATCCAGTAGCAGGAGTTTTACGAATACCAACTTCTCCAGATTGAATTAATCTTAGGGATTCGTTATTTTGAGTACCAAGAGCAAGACCATATGTTGATCCAGATGGGTTGAATTCAATATAAGCTTGATCAGTTACATCAATTCTTTGTTGAATTCTTGTTGCTGATGTTTGCCAATCAGAACCAGCAGTATGTCTTCTTTGCCAGATTACTAATCTGCTGTAATTTCCATTAATATTTTCAAATGATCCAATATAAGTTGCGCTATTAACCGTTGTTCCTAGAGCAGCACCTAAAACTTGTAACTTGTTATCTGTAGTTGATGCAGAAGATGGATTTAATCCAATACCAACTCTTTTTCCAACGGAATCTACATATAAAGTATTTGTATCTACCGTCAAGTTGGCAGACATCGTAACGTTGCCAGTAAATCCAGAAGTACCAGATATACTCAAGTTACTAGAAGCACCAGTAAGTGTTAGCGAACCAGTCATGGTATCGCCAGCTTTCAGTACGTTAGCAGAAGCAGCACCTGTAAGAGCAGCAGTAATTGTACCAGCACTAAAGTTACCAGAAGCATCACGAATAACGGCAGTAGAAACAACGTTTCCGCTGTTGAATGTTACATTACCAGCATTCCAAATTATGTTGTTGTTTATTGTAAAACTATTAGCACTTGCTACCTTGACATCAAGACTACCACTTGCTGTTGAAGCAGTACCGCCAGTAGCAACAATAGCAGCATTATAACTAGCAGCAAGAGTTGATGAGTTGAAGTATACTCCAGGTGTTGAAGCTTGACCATCTTTTCTACCAAGTCTTAGGTTAGCAGTTCCACCAGCACTTTCAATTGTAGCAGCAACAAAAGAACCATCTGGGATACCATCAGCATTACTATCAAGATATGAAATAGTAAAGTCCTTAAATACTTTCTTGTTACTTGCTGAACCAATTGCAACTGCGCCAGTAAAATTACCAGTTGTCAGAGTTCCTGTGATAATGGTAAAATTATTGAAAGAATCATTTGTATCGTTGTTTACTTCTACTGCAGTAATTGAAATACCACCAATACTTTGATCTAGTGAGTTGTATAGGTTAACGTTTTCACCAGGAAGGAATGGTGCTACTGTAAGGACTTCATCAGGAATATAAATTCTAAATCTTGGTTGACCAGTAAATGATAGAATACGAAGTGAATCTTGGAAGTCTTTCTTTGTTTGATATGAAGGCAAACGATTATCACTCAAAATACCAAAATTAGTATTGAGAGCATTCTGGAACCAAGTTCCTTGTCTATTATCAAGTCTATCGGCATCCATTCCAGTACCAGGACCATCATTCAGAGAAGTCCATACCTTAGCCCAAGAACCAAAAGTATCTACGTTGATTCCAGAACCACGCAAATACATATTATCATTATCTGTAAATGCTAGTTGTTTTACACCACCATCTACAGCGAAACCAGAACCT